CTGATAACTTCTGTCCAAGTTTGAACTGCAATGTCTGCAAATTCGTCAAACACAACAAAGTCAATGCCAAGGCCTCGCATACTATCGTAATTATCTGCGGAGCGTAGCATAATCAAACTACCATTAATCAGTGTTATGGTAAGTTCAGTTTCGTTTACACGCTTGATCCATCCTAGTCTACCCAGTTTTTCTTTTAGGTCTGCCCACACTGTTTGTTTACCCTGTCTATAACTGGGGGCAATGTAGACTACTTTTCTTTTAGGATGTCTTGCGAATTTGGCCATCTCTCGTACACTGAGATATGTTTTACCAAAGCGACGACCTGCTATGATTACTCTAAATCGTGTTTGATCGTCGCCTATGCTTTGCTGTGCTTCTGATAAAGGCATAGATTATCTACTTCTTTTTTTTGACTTCTTCTTTTTCTTCATATGCTTTGGCATATTGGCTCTCCTCTGTCTGCGGTCACTCTCACTCACACTATGTAAACATTGATGCAACTGCCGCTGCAACTATAATTGCTACTATAGCCCACATACGGTTGTCTAACTTGTCCATTGTTTTTTCGATACGACCTATACTCGATTCGATATGTGCTAAATGATTGTTCTTAATAACGCCAATGTCATTCTCAATCTTGGCAATTTTCTCTTTGTACTGGTCATCCATAGTAGTAGATCCTCTGTTTTCAAATATATTTATTTTTGTTGACACAGGGTGCAGTTTGCTATATACTAACACTGTATAGCAAGTTTCGAGGCGTGCTATGCAACCTAGACATTTTCGAAATTTCAACTTGCCCCCGCTAAAGTAGGTTTAGTGGGGGTTTTTTTATCTTTTTTATAAGTCATTGATCATTGGAAGATCTTTTTTTAATTTTTTTCTATTTTTTGGTCGACCTTTGGTTGTAAGGCCATTATATTATATGTGTAGGCGGTAGTAATAAGGAGACACACAATGACTACACAAGACAAAATACAGTTTTTGCTTAGTGTTTACAAAACATTCACTCGTAAACAATTTGAGCAAGCAGATCCACAATTTATCGACACACTATACAACAATGCAATGGAGACAGTATAATGACTGATTCACAAGTTCTTAGCACACGCCTTGATGTTATCTCAGGTGCTGTGCGTATGCTAGACGACAGCAATGTGCGTGACAATATGACAGCAGAACAATCATCGATGTTTGAACACATTATGCGTATTTGTGCGTATAACACAATGCAAAAAAAAGTTGAAAAAAACGCTACCAACTAAGTTTGGTAACCTAACTTTTCCTTATACTTTGGCAGCCTTTGTGCTGCCTTTTTTTTATCTTTTTTTCTAAGACCTTGAAACTGAAGGATTCTTTTTTTCCAAAAAGTGTTGACATTCGTGTTGATTATACTTATATTATATTATGTAAGTTAGTTAAAAAAGGAGATAAAACTATGCCTTACAAAACAATCAACGGTAAACTTGTTAAAGTTCGTAACGATGCACCTTCACTTCAAGCATCAAAAGAAGTTCATGAGACATACAATCAGGCAGTAGGTGCTTTAGAGTATATTAAAGCACACTCTAACATTAACATTAACAAAATTAAAATTAACTTGTTAAACGACGATGGTGAGTTGTCTGCATTTTATGAAGGCATTAAGGAATTAGATTTGATTACATTCCAATCATTGTTACAACAATACTTCACAGGACAGGGGTTTACTCAACTTGATGAGTATGAGTTTGATGTTAATGATAAAGGTCAGTCTTGGGGTCAACGCTTAGATGAAATGTTCCCAGGATCAAAAATAACACAACACTAAAAAAAAGATTGTATTGGCTCTTGTAATTGAGAGCCAGACACACTATATTATAACTGTAAGCGTTAAAAAAGGAGACTTACAAATGACAATTTACTTCACAATGCAAAACGGTGACACACTAAAGTACACCTACGATGACTACACATATGATCAAGCAATGCTAGTTGTTGACGAGTTGCTAGACACTTACGGTGCAGACTGCACTTATGAAATTGTGTAAAAAAAGATGAAAAAAATGTCAATTAGGTGTTGACATTTGGTATAAATGTTATTATATTATATATGTAAGCGTTAGTTAAAAGGAGACCAAACTATGACACTATCAACTAAACAACAGCGTATCGAACTTATCACTAACTATGTAAACAAAATGCAATCACTTGGTTATTGCAATCGTGTTGACGATCTTCAAATTGCATTGTTGCTAAAAAATGCAGGCTTGACAGCAGAAGTTGACAAAGTCGCTGTGCGTGATGAGATTTGGGAAACTGGATTGTTTACACGCAAAACACACAATAATAATGGTGCATACTTTTATTCATCATAATGCAAAAAAAAGATTGTACTGGCTCTTGTAATTAGGGCCATTACACACTATATTATAACTGTAAGCGTTAAAAAAGGAGACTTACAAATGACACTGCAAGAAGTACTTAACAACTTTGAATCAACAGCAGACATTCAAACTTTTATTGTTAAAAGTTTTGACAATTCAATCAGTCGTGTCGACTACGATATGAACGACTACGAACTTGTTGATGTTGTGCGTAATGAGTTTGCAATGGGTGCTGTTGCTGTTTACAGCGAAGACAAACAGTTGATTGCCACTCAGAAGAAGAAACATGCTATCAAACATCGCAAAGCAGATCAAGCAGACTTCCTTGCTTGCACACCGTACAGTGAAGTAAAGAAGCGTGTTAACAGCATCCCAGTTACATTAAAAAGTTAAAAAAAGATTGTATTGGCTCTTGTAATTGGAGCCATTACATACTATATTATAACTGTAAGTTAGTTAAACGGAGACACGCAATGCTTTTTAAGAATGGTGCAGATTATGATCAGAGACTTCCTGTTTGGAACAAAGGTATTCCTAAGACAGAAGAACAAAAACAAAAGCACCGCCTGGCGATGGCTAATAGAGACTTGTCATACATAACAGATGAGTATCGTGAAAAACTTCGCAAAACGCAGAAAGAATACCGTGCAAATGAGTCAGCGGAGCAACGAGCACGCCGTGCAGAATTATTGTCAAAGACTCATAAAGGCAAAAAGCCGTCTGCTGAAACTCGTGCAAAACTCAGTGCGGCACTTAAAGGCAAAAAGCCGTCTGCAGAGGCGATTGCTAAAAAGATTAAATCGCAAACTAAAATATACTATGGTAAATCTGTTTACCAATGGGCAGAAGAACTTGGTGTTTCGTATTACACCGTTAGAGGTCACTTGAAAAACGGTGACTTCTTAGAATGGAAAGAAAAGATAAAAAAAGATAAAAAAAATGTCAAATAGGTGTTGACATTTGGCATAAATGTTATTATATTATATATGTAAGTTAGTTAAACGGAGACAAGATATGAATAAGATTGTAAACAAATCACTTGCTATTGCAGCAACTAAAGATTTGACAAAAACTCAAATCCGTAGCAAAATTACAGAATTTAGTAATAGCATTGCAAAACTGACACAAGGTGTCGCTGATGATGCTTGGAGCCTGTTGCTTATGGGTGAGGCTGGTCAAGGCAAGACACAAGGTGTCAAAGACACACTTGAAGCAAGCGGTGTTAAGTTTGATGGCATCAAAGGTAGTGCAAGTGCTATCGGCATTTACAAGTTCTTTTATGAGCACCGTGATTACGATGTTCTTGTTATCGATGACAGCGACAGTTTGTTTGAAAGTGAAGAAGCAGCAAACATCCTAAAAGCAGCAATGGACACACAACCAGAACGCCGTATTACTTGGAGCAAGCAGAACACCAACTTACAAGCAATTGGCTTGCCAAATGCTTTTGAAATGACTGCTCGTGTTATTATTATTACTAACAAAAACTTATCAACACCTAAAGATAAGCGTCCGAGCAAATCTCAGCGTATTATGAAGCCAGTTCTTGATCGTGTATTAGCCTTTAAAACTGGTTTGCCTAATTTAGAATGGGAGTTAGAATATTTTACAATGATGAATGAAGAACAGCGTATACTATGCTTTGATGAACATGATATTCCTCAAGAAGTTCGTCAAGAGATTATCGATTTTATTTCTAATAACATCGAACATTTCGGACAAATATCATTTCGAACAATTAAAATGCTTTGTACAATTTACAATCAGCATCCAGCAATTTGGAAAGAATTTGCATTAACTGTAGATTTTGACTAAAAAAGATTGTATTGGCTCTTGTAATTGAGAGCCAAACATACTATATTATAACTGTAAGTTGATAAAGGAGACAGAAAATGTTTAAGAACGGTGCAGATTATGATGTTGACCTTCAGAAGTTAGCGGCATCTGATACACTGAAGAAACTCAATAATTTACCAAGAGAACAAAAAGTATGGTTAGATAACCTTAAAGGTAGATATGCTGGTGAAAAAAACCCAATGTATGGAAAAACACATACTGAAGAAGCACGGACAAAAATAAGCAATGCTCATATGGGCAGAAAGCATAACCCTATAGTTGATGAACAAAGAAAAAAAACTATGCTCAAAAAATATGGCAAGAAATCGCTGTCAAAACCTACACACACTTTTGCAGGTGTCAGTCTTTGGGATTTTATGAACAACAACCGTGACACAATTATTTCTCTTGTTGATGACACCCACAGATACAAGTATCACAAAATACACAAATATATAATGAACAATCTAACAAGTGATACAACACCTACGCAATCATATAGAAGTGTTGCTATTACAAAATGGTTCAAAACTTTTGTAGAGGAAACAGCGTAATACAAAAAGCCCCAAGTAGGGGCTTTTTGTTTGTATGGGCTGATTAAATCAATCTTCCCAAGGTAGTACACCGTTGTCGTCAGTGTTTGTCATACCTTGGTCACTCATTCCCAACATATTTTTCGCTAAAAAGATTTGAATAGTTGGATTGCCTTTGTCAATAGCGTTAAACATCATTGCACGGCGTAATCTAACTTTACTATTCTCTGCACCTCTCTCATATGCTTCGACTGCTTCTGGGCGTCTTGCAAGCGTATCTTCGTGTATGTCTAATATGTAGGATATTTCTCTTTTAGTACATCCCACTTCTGCCATACGCTCTATTTTACTGTAGTCCATCTCTTTTTTTGGACGGCCTCTACGAGTTTTTGGTTCTTCCTGCTGTTCCGTTACAGTATCCGTTCCCTCATCATAAGACATGAGTAATCCTTTCTAATTATTCGCCTGTGCTATAAACATAGATTTTGTTTTCACCAGCGTGTCCAACAGCGTATCTATATCGATTGATAGCAGTTGATATACCAAATGCACCATTTCTAACTGCTGTTGTTGGTGTAATAGTAGTTTCTAAATTGCCATTACTAATATCATAAAGATAAGCGGCACCACTATGATATTGTCCGCCTGAATTTACCCAGTTAGCACCTACAATCATATATTCTGGACTTGTATCAACATTGGCGCCATATAAACTACTTGCAGAAACATATGATTTGGAATAATTTAAACTCCAATTGCTGGTGTTATAAACAAATACTGCGCCATCATTACCATCAGTATAACCATTATCGCCAACAACAAGATAATCGCCATTTAAGTTTACACTAATACCAAATTTATAACTTGTTGACGGATTGATAGTAGTTTCTAAATTGCCATCCCAATCAAATACTCTTACACTATCTGGAATGGCTCTTCCGATTGCAAAGTAGTTAGCATCGCCGTCCATTTCACCTTCAGTAAATGTTGAAGTTGAGCCAGTGGCATTACTAATTGTTGTTTCTACTGTATTGTAATTGCTACTGTTGTAGATATAAATTGTATCTGTGCTTGATTCATATACTGCTAACTGATCTGTATCAGGATTTATACAAATCATATTTCCAAAATATCTATTATTTGAGTTAGTCGAAGGATTTATTGTTGCTACAAGATTTCCTGTAAAGATATCATATATTGTAACACGGCCTACTACAGAATAACCGCCTGCGTTGTATCTTTCGTGACTAACAAATACATAATTATCAGATACATCGACTCTTTTGCCAAAAAATTCGTTAGACTGTGTGCCTTCTACAGTCCATACTCGTGATTCATTTATAAGATCATATAAATGCACTTCACCTGTTGAAGTATTGCTTGAAGTATCGGCTTGAAAAGCACCAACTGCTAAAAATTCTCCATTGGGTGAAAATTCCATTTCACTACTACCGAATTGATCACTGGTAGTGTCGTGCGTGTCGGGGTTTGAAAATGTGTATAATAATGTGCCTAGTGGTTCACCGGAACTTGCCGAAAAACCGCCTGGGCCGCCGAGTAATCCTATTCCTGATCCGCCTGAAGCGGCAGTGTTGGCTGCCGCTCTGCGTGTTCCTGATCCAAATCCTAAAGGCATTATGCGTATCCTAATGTTAGTGAGGCATAATAATTTGTGCCATCATAAAACACAGTCATTACATCTACTGCGTTTGCTGCAGTACTTAATGTTTTACCACCACCTGAGAACAACATACTTGAAGTTAGTGTGTATGGTCCACCACTGCTTGGTTGTTTGATTACCAGCGTATAACTTTGTCCTGCAATTGGGTTTGTAAAGCCGTTAAATGTAATATTACCACCCAGTGTAATTACACCGTATGTTCCGCCACTTGGATCTGGTGCAATTGTGCCTGAACTACCTGGTGGGTTTGCAGTTTCTCTGTAACCTACCAGTTCAATACCGCTTTTGTCAATTGTTGCAATTGTGTCCATTGTGCCAGCGTTTGAAACTTGTAATTCAATTGATCCACTAACACCACTTGAACTATTATCATCTGCTCTTGATCTGATTCTAGTATATTGTTTTGCACCGCCGAAATTATCCGTTCCCCACGATTCAGTTTGACCTATAAGAGCACCATTGCCGTGATTATCATCTCTATAGAAATATTGTGTTGCTGTAGAGGCATTCTGTTTAATTTGCAACCAACTGTATTCCACATCAACATTGGCTTTGGGTATTATTCTACCGTTATCACCAATGACTAGATACTGTTGTAATGAACCGTTTCTTTTAACATAGAATTCAAAGTTTGTGTCTTCACTACCGCCAGTGATATCTGTAATTCTTGATTCAATTTGTGCGTGATTGCTATAATTTTTTGCGAAGTGAATTTGTCCTAATAGATCGTTGTTTGCAATCGAACTATTGGTGTTGTTTAATTTAATATCAGGAGCATTACCATTGTCTTGATTTCTGAAGAAATATTCAGCGCCGCCTGTCACAACAACCGCACTACTGTTCATAATCATTGGTGTCATTTCAGAACCGCCATCTATAACACGGAATGCAAGTTCACTGTTTTCAGATCCTGCTGTATCGCTGGTAAAATAACTTTCAATGTTAGCAGTTTTTACATAACCATTGGTGCTATTTTTTCCATACCATTGCATTTGACCAAGGCCGTTATAGTTGCCTGGTGTGTTTTGCATGTTTAATATTTGAAGATATGGATCTGAAGTGCTACCATCTGATTGAACTTTAAATCCATTTTCAGCAATAATTTGACTACTGCCAGTGCCAGGTGCAAGTGTAATATTACCAGTTGTGCTGCCAATTGTTTGATTAGTTCCATCAGTTGAAAGTGTTAAATCACCGTCAAAGAATTCTGCGTCATTGGCACCTAAATCTAAACCTGTGTTAGTTCCAAATGTGCTTACACCATCATTATACATTTTAAAATGTAAACGGTTACCGGTTATTGAATGATATTCAGCGTGAATGAAAGCAGGATATGCAGTGCTACCTGTGCTTGGCTTAATTGCAAAACCTGCTGAAGTTGAAAAATCACCATCTGCTAGTGTAGTTGATTTATCATTTTGAAAACTTGCACCAAAAGTGCCACTACTGTTTGTGCGACTTGCAATCAATGCTTCACCGAAACTGGTTGCATTGTTTGTCATTCCAACACCAGTAATACTACCCGAAATATTAATATTGCCTGTGCCGTTGATATTGTTGCTGTTTAAGTCTAAATCACCGCCAAGTTGTGGTGTTGTATCATCTACAACATCTGCGATGCCACCGCCGCCGCCAGCAACCCAATCATAATCACTACCGTTCCAACTTAAAAATTCGCCAGTTGCGGCTGTACTTGTGTTTAGGTGTGTGTCTACACGACCATCTGTGTAATAAAGGTTACTTGTGCCTTCTGTTAGTGCATCAGTTGTTTTTGTTGAAAAGTTTGCATTTACACGAGTATCTGTGTAATAAAGGTTAGTTGCACCTTCTGTAAGATCATCAGTATCAAAGTTATTCAAATCTTCAATAGTAAATGATAAGATATTGTTTGAGGGATCTCTAAAATATAACAGTCTATCTGCCATATTCATTGCAACTTCACCCACCTCAATGTTTGCTGTAGTAGGTGCACTACCACCTGTGTTGCTGCGTTTTAGTTTAATTCTATTTGCCATTTGTCACTCCTATATAGGTTAATATGTGCCACCATCAATATCAATATTGAGATTTTCTACGAAAGTAGCATCTACACGGGCATCTATCGCCGTGTTGGCTCTTGCATCTGTATAATACAAGTTAGTTACACCCTCTGTGAGTGCATCTGTGTCGTGGTTTGCAATACTGCTAACTGTTCCTGTTACTGTTCCTGTAAATGTAGCATTGGTGCCATCAGTTCCGCTGTCTAATACAACAGTTCCATTTAATGCGGCTACATCACCTTTTAATGCACCGCCGGCATTAAATGAAATACTTCCGCCTGCGATCAGGTCACCTACAATTATTTCTTCGCCTGCAGTTGACCAGTAACCATAACCTCCTCCTTCAACCCAACGGAATTGAACATTTGGTTGTGTTCCACGCTCGATTTCAATACCAGCATTTTGTGTTGGCGAGCCTGTTTCATTGCTGTTTAACAAGATCATATTGTCTGCAATTGTAACAGTTTCCGTGTTAATTGTAGTTGTTGTGCCTGCTACAGTTAAATCACCATCAATTTGCACATCGTTAAATGTGACATCACTTGTTGTTTCTACCGCTTGGCCAATTGCAATTTCACCAGTACTATTGTTGTATGTTACACCAGTGCCACCTGATAATGCCAGTCTTGCTCTTGCATCTGTGTAATATAAATTTAACCCTTCTGCTAAATCTGTTGTTGATTTAGTTGAAAAATCTGCGTTAAATCTTGCAGTTGTATAGTATTGGTTTGTTCCTTCTGGAACAATGCTTGTATCAAGTGTTGCTGTTGTTGCTTGATTACTTGCATTACCAATAAAGATTTTACCATCATCCAAGTTTGGTGTTGCTGCACCACGACCTGAACCTTCAATAAGTCCGCCGCCGTTGCTGCTATGAACTTTTGTAACAACACCCAAGTTTTGAATAATGTTGCTTTCACCTGTTGGTGCGGCATTGTCAAATCCACCACCATCTGCAACATAGATAACATCACCTACGCTAAATCCTGGTGTTTGTGTGTCAATACCTTGTATTTGTCCAAAGATAAGCAGTTCGCCTTCGCCATCTACTGCGAGTGTTTCGCCTAATACACCAATTGCTGGCATTTTAGCAGGATCACTTGCGTCTGCTGCCGCAACTTCAACAGTTTGTCCACTTGTTGTGCCACCACTTGCATAAACTGGTGTGCCTTTTGCAAGACTTACAGTGTCTTTGTTAACCGCTGTATATACAACATTAAGTGAAGTGCTTGCATCTAAATTTGTTAAATCTGCTGGTGCAAATGTAAACACGCCTGTTGTGTTGTCATATGCAAGTGTGCCTCCATTTGAGGCTGCGTCTGTTGTTACACTTAAATCTGTTAGTTCAATACCTGCTGCGTCTGTTGACCATAGATAATCAGTGCCATTCCAACTTAATACTTGTCCTGCTGTTGCACTACTTGTGTTTAAGTGTGCATCAACATCACTATCAGTATAATGTGATAAGTCAGATATTTGACTTTCGGTAATTGACAGTGCGGCTTGGTGTTGTGTGACACTTGTTTGTGTAATGTTTGCATCTGGAACATTTGCCCAAGTAACTGCGGCTGTAAGGTCGTTTGTTTCTGTGAAACTTGTCAAATAACCCTGTGTACTATGGTCGCCCCAACCGTATGCTGTATTCCAGTTTGTAATATTTGTTGAGGTAATACCTGCTGCTGGACTTGCACTAAACACCGGATCTGTTTCGGTGTATGAAGTCAAATATCCTGCTACACTATGGTCACCCCATCCATACGCAGTGTTCCAATTTGTAATATCGCTGCCAGCAATGCCTGATGCTGCACTTGCACTAAAGATTGGATCTGTTTCTGTATAACTTGTTAAGTATGCACTTAAATCTGGTGGTGTATATGTGAATACACCGTTTGTGTTGTTGTATGATAATGTTCCGTTACCACTTGCGGCGTTTTGTGTAACACTTAAATCTGCAAATGTAATGTTTAATAAGTCTGAAAAGTCAACTGTAAATGTACTTGCATCATCTCTTGTAAATGTAGCAATACCTGTTGATCCATCTAATGTGCCGCTTGTTAGTCTTGCTAAATTTGTATCATCCAAGTATAGACTCAAGTCAATGTTTGTGTCAGTGCCTGTTTCATCTGTATATGTTAAAATATTGGTTGCCAAACTCAGTGTGGTTGTTGTTTCACTTGTAAGATAACCCGCAGTGCTGTGATCACCCCAGCCATATGCAGTGTTCCAATTAGTAATGTTTGTTGAAGTAATGCCACTCGCTGGGCTTGCTGTAAACACTGGGTCTGTTTCAGTATAACTTGTCAAATAACCTGACAAGTCTGGCGGTGTATATGTTAAAACACCTGTTGTACTGTTGTATGCAAGTGTTCCATCACCGCTTGCAGCCGCTTGTGTTACGCTTACTGCACCTCTTGCACGAGCATCAGTATAATATACATTAGTAGTGCCTTCAGTTAAGTCATCAGTGTCTTTGGTTGCAAACGCAGTGTCAAATCTTGCTGTTGTGAAGTATTGATTTGTTGTGCCTTCTGGAATATCATCTGTTGTGTCATTTACAGTTATAATTCTATAACCGCCTGCAGTTGAATTATCTGGTATTGCAACGATAGTGCCATCACTTGTAATGCTTGCACCACCTAAATCAATACTGGTGCCACTCAAATACAAGTCACGCCAGCGATTGGTTAAACTACCTAAATCTCTGGTTTCATTGCCATCTGGGACAAGGTCTGTATCAATCTCACCGTTGACATCACCTAATGAAAAGGTAATGTCTTCGTTGTTTGTAATTGCGTATATACCCGTGCCGCCTATAAGTGTGCGGAGTCTTAAGTCAGTGCCAACTTTTTCTTTGTAAATTTGGGCACCAGATCCTATGTTTGAAATGGTGTTTACTTCACCTGCCGCACTTAAACTAATACTAAGTGTTGGGACAACTGTTGTTTGGCTAATTGCTACACTGTTGTTTGCACTATCAACTGATAGTGTGATATTATTTTCTTCGGTTAGGTCGGTTAAGGTTACGCTTGTCATTAGTAGGTAGCCTCCGGTGCAACTTCTAAGTCGCCCCACATAATTCTACTTACTGTACCACCACTGTCAACCATCTCTAAGTCGTATTTCCACTTGCCTGCTTTCATTGCTGCAGTTTGTGTGTCGGTTAGTGCAAAGTTTACCACGCCATTTGCTGCATCTGTGATTGCTGCAGTAAATTCTACTACATCATTATCATTTTTGTGCGTACCATAACGGGCTTTTGATCTAAATTCATATCCTGAAATGTCTTTGGGGGTTGTGTTTGTATCATCCGTATAGAAACGGAGAGTTTGACCAAAGTCTGCACCTTGGTCGATTTGTATTAGCACTTCGTTTGTAGTGCTATCAATTATTGTTAGACTATTGGCCATTTGTCTTTATCCTGTTATCATTTGGACTACTTTTGCGAATACCCATACTGTGCCTATTATATAGGTAAATGCCAATAGTCCATTTATCATTTTCAAACAACTGATTTGTAATTTTCTCAGTTGTGCTTGTTCGATTACCTCGTCAGGTAGTTTCATTTTGCTGTGCTCCTTGTGTGCTACTATTTAGTAAATACTACAGAGCCCATAAAGGGCTCTGCTGTGCTTGAGGTCGGGTATTCTAAACTTACTGCCCGGCCTCTTTTACATACCAATCACTTAATTTAGGTGATTTGCTTAAACATTTTATCCTAACCGCTGCACTCCACATTCCCAATTCTCTGGCTGCATGATTAAAACTATCAAACTCTCCATATGGTGTAACAACTGGTATTCTGCTTTTAAGATAGCGTGGACAGTGTCTTGTGCTTAGTGTTGATTTGGACACCTTTTCGATGTTATCTAAACTATAACCTTTCGATTGATCAATGCGTGTCAATTGAATTGCTTCTGGATGATCTCTGCCCATACGATGTATGTCATCTCCCCAAAAGTTGATCCATTCTTCATATGTAAGTTCCCAAGCAATATTACGATGCTTTGCACTATTTTTAATTAAATTGTATTGTCTCCAAAATGGAGGACGCTCTTGTTTTGTTCTACCCACTGTTATCTCCTGAATAATCTGTCAAAATTTGGATTGTAATTTTTAGGTCGTTCGGTGACCATTTCAATTTGATAATTTGGAATATCTTCCCATAGTTTGTTCCAACGATCAATTGGTGCTTGTGCAAAGTCTTTTGGATCGCCATTGCGTTTTTTACCGTGTGCTTCGCCTAAACTATCTTCAAGCAGTTCAAGTGGCGTTTTGTATTTGCCTGGCTTTTCCGCTCTATTTCTATCACGCTTAAAACGATCATCTGGAGATTCTAACCATCGTGCCAGTTCATCATTTTCAAGTGTTAAGTGTGCAATTTCGTCACACACTGTTATGATATGCTCTGCAAGAACTTCACGCTGTTTAGGTGATTGTATGTAATACTTTGTTCCATAGCGTACACCCGGGCGAGGGTTCATATTCCGTAATTCTCTGTATTCAAACTCTGGCATTAGTTAGCCTTCTCTTGATGTTGTAGTCTCCAGTATTCTTCTGAAACATGTAACATAAGTTTATGAATTGTTTCTCTATAAATTCTACGCTTGTGTTTCATCTTAAAGTCTGGATCTAGTTCCATAAGCATCTGCAGTGCAGTGCCGTTTAGATATCTAATTTGTTGATCTGTTAGTTCATACATTTTGTTTCTCCTAATATATGTTATAACTACTTTATAACACAATAGTATTTAGTAAGTCAATAAAATTCTTTAAGAAAAAGGTGCTTTTTTTGCATTTTTTAGTTGACAAAGGGTTTTTTTCATGTATAAATAACTTTGTAGGCATTAAAGATTAGGTGTAATACATTTGACTTGTTCTCCAAACATCTTGTTGTATTACTTGGATAACTTATAGCCATTGAGTTGTCTCCTAATAATTTACTGTTTTAGTATGATGCTGCCTATCTAGTTTTACTAGCCTAATCCATCATACTTTAACGCTGACAGATAATGTGTTGTTACATTAATTTGTCTCCTTAACTTAACTTAATACAGGCTTGGAGCAGTGAGTTTTTACCTTTCTCACTGCTCCTTTTTTTTCGGTTGACAAAGGATGACGCTTATTGTATAAATAAACTTGTATTAAGGCACAAAGGTAAACATTATGAATAATCAGTACAATCAATCTAATAATATTGAACAAGAGCAACTAGTGGGCTATTGGTCAAAAACTGTTGGGTTGAATAAAAAGCAGATTGATAGTAATGTTTCTACCGAACAACTACAGGCAAAAAAATTAGCACATAATATTATCAAAGGCTCAAGTGACCGCAATTACAGGCTCAAACAAGAAGAAGTAAAAACTCTACAGGCAATAATGAAAAAATCCCCTAAGGCAATTAAAAAGGCAGAAATGATGGCAGTATTCAAATTGGCTAAATTAGTAAAGAGAAGATGGGCAAAGTCCCAAAGAAAAGTGAGACAGGCAGTCACTCAAAAAGGTGCAAAAACATAGGTTGTAATATGACGGCTAATGACCCTATAAGACTCAATATTGCTGTATTAGTATTGATGTTCAAGGGCCGCACATTTGCTCAGTTAGTTCAAGGGTAACTTACTAACAAGAGTTGGAGGTTTCAATACATCCGTCCTCCGTAAAATGCAATACAGTATGTCTCGTCAGGCTTTGGATGAGATTTATGCGGCGGTTATACATGAGGCACAAAACCTTTTATTTTTTTTTGTGTTTCTCGTGTATAGCCGTCGTCTGACTTCATTGGATGTAATCAAATATATTCGAAATAAAAAAAACTTCGACTTTGAAATAAATGAAAACGAACGACAGTGATGTTTTCCTTTGAACTTTAGTTCAAAGATATTACTTCCAATAACGATAATAACCTAATTGCTTTAATCTTTCTTTCTCTGCGATTAGTTCTGCTCGGCTTTGTAGTATGAGTAATGGAATATCTGGCGTAGGTGTTTTATGCCCTTTGATATATCTAGGTTCTGCTGGATGATGCCAAAGTACTGCTATTTCTGGATAATGAGTTTCTATTTCTTCTGCTGTGTTATCTAACCAAACATCGCTTTTTCCATAGCAATATATAGCAACACTAAATGGTTTTATTGCATTCCAGGTGCAACATATAGTGTCTAAAACCTCTTCGGTATACTCTACTATATGAACACGATCAACATTACCCACTAATGCTGGACATAGAGGGAAATTCCCAAGCCAACTCTGGGGTTTTGTCAAAGTGCGTAGGTATCGTTTTATAATTCGTCCACTCATAGTATTCTACTCCATACATTTCAAACAGTGCTTTAAATCCATAGTGAGTCATTGAATGTCTAAAACACACTACTTCCATTGAATCATTTGTTTCAACTAAATCTTTACATATATCATATAGTTTTTGTTTGATTTGATCGTCATCCCATGCATGCCAAGGTTCGTCCGGTGTAGGTCTACTTCTTTTGCTTACGGTAGGTAGTGCTTCTTTTTCTTGACTGCGTTTGGTTGGTTGTCTACTCCAAATGTAATGAATGCCATCTGTGAGTTTTGCTCGTTGTTCTATTTCTTCACTGGTATAGTAAAAAGTGAATATGCCTGGTCTGCCAAATATTTGACCCCAGACACATTCGCCGTGTATCATTGGTTTTGTGCCTGCTACAGCACAAACAAGTTTACTGATATCCATATATGATTGGACCATTCTGTGTGGACTACTAATACCTCTGATCCAATAGTATTCACCTGCTAAGTGAATTTTGCCTTTTATAAGTTTCATTCTTCCTCGTTGGGTTCAATGCTTAGTAAGTTCCGCCGTCAATAGTATCTGTGTTTTCCCATTGACTGCTTGATGAGTTGTACACTAATAGTTCGCCATCTGCTACACTGGTAATTGTAACATCACTTAAACCATTTAAGTTGGATGCACCAGCACCACCTGTTACATTTATCCATTCGCCTAATGTGCTGTCATATACAAGTGTATCACCATTTGCAACACTGGTTATGGTTACATCGCTCAAGCCATCTAGTGAAACTAGTTCGCTGTTTGTAGCATTTACCCATTTGTTTGTGCCAGTGTCGTATTTTAGTATTTGGTTGTTCGAAGGACTGCTAATTGTAACATCTGTAAGTTCATTGAGCGTGTCAATAATGTCATTACCGTCACTAACAAAGGTTGCTTCTTGGTTGATAATAATTTTACTCATAGCGTTGCAGGATCCTCTTCGGTATACACACTTGCGTTATACTGTTGCAGTTGCACTTGTAATGTGCCATCTGCTCGCAGTGCAACATCCAACACTCTGTATAGTGTTGGTGTGTCATCTGGCAGATATGGATGCTCAAATGTTATAACATCCATAGGTTCGATTGTTTGTTTAGTGTGTGGTAGTGTTAGTTCTACAGTTGTGTCGTATCTTGATTGCTTCATCAATTCGTATGCAATAAGTTTTGCACGGTCTGGATCTACAACTAAATCTAATCCAATTTCTTTTTGTAAAACAAGTCCATTATCTGCTGTTTTGAATGTGCTGTTTTCTATAACTGCTGATCCTTGCTGATAATCATCACTTTCATTTGTAAAGCGAACTTTTACAGTGTTAAATCTGTTTGTTTTATCCCCAAAATTCATCGACCAATTGTCTACAATATGTGTTTCGTTGACAGTATCTGTACTGTTGGCTTGTTTAAACGGTATAAGTTTATAACGCCCATTTGAGAATATAAGTGCACTATTACAGCAAGCAAGTATACGCTGTGTGTTCTCATATGTGTTATCATCTGTTGCAAGAGCACCATCTAAGACATATCTTGCAGCACCTAAATATGTGTGAGTGCCTTCATAGTAATCTTGTGCGTCTTGAAAACTTGTAATGTCGAGTAAATCTGCAGTAAAGCCTCTGCCGTAAATTGGATGTGTCAAATAATCATACACAATGTTTGCAGGATCTTTTGAATATGTTTCTGGATTTGAGATATTGTCTACATCACGAACTTTACGACCTTTTACTTGAAATGTAACTGTAGGAAGACCACTAAATGCGTTTCTATCATACTTCATACGAATGTAACTGTAAACAATACCATAACCAATATGATTACTACTCCATTCGCTGCTAAAGCGAGATAGTAGATTTGCATCTGCTGCGGTTTGGTCACCTAAATGATTGTTAATTTCAAGCAATCCACTAAAGTCGATGTTGTCCTCACCAGCACTGGTTGAAATACCACTGCTAACATCCCATACTTCTACATCATTGAAATATATTTTGCTTATTTCTTCAACAGGTCCTTCGCAAATTGTGTACACAATGTGCAAGTATTCGTTTGACCCACTTGCTCCATCTGCGGCTGCACTACGCATAAAAGTTCTTGTAGCACCTACTCTGCGTTCACCATATACAATTGGAATTGGATCGTTGTTTGAGTTTTTGTTAACAAGCATACCAGGGTCTGATCTACCACCCTGTTGTTTTGCTTTCATCATTTTGCCTACAAGCAATGCACCTCCAACAACAATTAAACCACCGATTAAGATTGCTGTAAGTGATGTGGCTGCTAGGCTGATCCCGAAGAAGCCGGCTGCTCCTGCTCCTAATCCGCCCAGTATTGGTAATGCTACTGCCATATTATGGTTTCCATTTTATCTCTTTAAGCACTTCTTTTGCATACTGAAAAAATCTATCTCCTGTATAATAGAATTGCTGTTCATCATCGTTTGTTCTACGACCTGCTGTTCTTTCAAAGTCGACAAATTGATTTGACGCAGTGCCCCCAACTGTAAGTTCCTCGCCCGAATCTTCTACTGCGGCGTTCTTTAATCTACCTTCAAATATTTTGAATGTGCCAACTACACCATCTGTGTCATTCCACAGTTGTCTGTAAATTCTAATTGATCTATCAATAAAGTTTTCGTTAACAAAGTAACCAAAATCTTCTTGGCGTAGTCCTGTGAGTGTTACAGTAACTTCTGCAATCTGCATCTGTGTATTTTCTTGGATGTCAGAGAAACCTAAAAAGTTGCCGAGAGCCAAGTAAGTATTTCCATTATAAGATGCATCCCAGGCTGAGTTGGTAAAATAATATGTGGCAGCATCTAATTCAATCTCCAGTAATTCAAATCCTGTTATGTTATTCTTTGCAACCTCTGTTTGGGTTGCTGCATCCATATCACGACCCGACATTGTATCTCCAGAATTTTAATTTAGGATCTGCTGTGTTTATACGATCAGCAGGAACACTCATGTATCCGTTGTCTGTATCCATACTGTGCATACGACTATATGCATATATATGCCCGCAAACAAACCCGTTTTTTTCGTAGGTTACAATATCGCCATCTTGTAGTTCTTCTACTTCTATAAAACCTGCTTCTACTAATCCAGCATCTAATTTTTTGTAGTCTCTTGTAAAGCGAAATGCACTTCGTGCATCCCAGTACTTGCCACGCACTTCTTTTATAATTTCAGTGCCTTTTATCCAGTCTACATATTCTACAATAAAAGTATTGCAGTCATTGTGTCCCCATTCAAATTTATTTGTGGTAAATCTTAAAACATACCACTGTAAATCGCTGAAATTCATTTCATCT